CTATACATTGGGGTGGAATGAGTGATGGTTTCCAACCTATTGAAGAAATTAAAAGAAATAGTTTAAAATTAATGGAACATTATAATAAAATTAAATACCCTATTATAATCTCTACAAAATCAACTTTATTAGCTGAAGAACCTTATTTTTCATTGTTGAAAGAAGGTAATTACGCTATACAAGTCTCAATATTCGGGAAATCCTGTGAATTGTACGATAAAGGTGCTCCGAAATATTCAGAACGTGTAGAATTTATCCAGAAAATCTCCTCTTATGTTCCTGTAATTGTTCGAGTCCAACCTTATATCGTGAAATTCCACAATGAAGTCTTAGAAATGATCCAAGAATTAAAAGAGGTTGGAATAAAAGGGATAACAGTTGAAGGAATTAAACGAAAAGAAGCTACAAAAGGTTTCTTGAGAAAAAGTTTATCCGAATATGTATATCATCCTTCTTTTTTATTCCCTTATTTTAGAGAATTGAGAGAAAAATGTCATCAAGTAGGGATCCAATTTTTTGCGGCTGAGAATTTACTCAGATTTATGGGAGATTCTTTAAATTGTTGTGGGTTTGAAGATATACGGGGCTTCGAAAATTCTAATACCTTAAATATCTTACAATTATTCCAATATAAAGAGATTACTTTTTCCAATTTACCAAAAATTAAGGGTATTGGTGGACAGGGATTTACTCAGACTACTGTTAAAAACCGGGTTATACAGTCTTTAAATAAAGAATCTGAGTATGGTTTTTATAATTTCTTAAGGTGGTATGTAAATCATGGGTTTTTTAAACAAGAATATTTGTTGAAAATCGTAGGGGAAGATTCTCAAGACAATTATATCTTTGAATGTTCTGATCCCGAAATTGAAGAATATAGAAAATCTTTAATTTAATCCTTATATAATTCCTTTATCTATTATATATTAAAGTATATACCTTCGGAGAACTTATGCTTGATTTAATCTTTATTATATTACCATTTACTATAATTTTAAAGATACTCCTCAAGACTTTTATTATCGTTTACGAGAAGGAACGCGATTATCAGAAGAATTAGGAGGATTGATTTGTAGTGTACCTATGAGATATGAACCTATTGAAAAATTTGATGTAAATAGAGCTTATGTTGGAAAATATTGGACAGAACAAAAGAAAAAGAATTTTCAGCTTTTATTAGCTACACAAAGTATTAATGGTCAAGTAAGTCAAAATACTTTTAAAAGTTTTGAGTATTGGTTTGGAAAAAATGCTGAAGAATTTAATAAAATGCTAGCTTACCCTAAACTTTCTAAACTACTTAAAAGAAAAAAAGGATTTTCGCGGAAATAATATTTGCGATCATCTATAAAGCTATTGTATATTAAGGATAACTATTCATGGGGAATAGTGTTAAATAGGAGAGAAGTTATGCCAAAGAAGAAGAAGAAGAAAGAAAAGAAAATTAAAAAAGGGACTCGATTGGGTAAAGCCAATAGAAATGTTCAAAAAGGAATTGTCGCGAAACCAAAAGCTAAACCAAAAGCTAAACCAAAAGCTAAAGGCGGTAAATAATGGATTGGTTAAATAGTTTTTTAACGAATTGGGAATGGTGGGCTGGTGGTATATCGGCCAGTGCAGTCATTCTATGGGTATTACAAAAGATTCCTAATGATAAAATTCAAAGAGTTATCTTTAAAGCTTTTTATTGGTTAGGTAAAGTGATAACTTTAGGTTTGAGTGAATGGAAGTGGACAAAGAAATTTTGGAATACTGTAATTGAGCCTTGGTTTATTGACTTAATCGAAAATAGTGTTGAAACGATGGTAAGTGGATTTGTTTCAGGCTTGAGAGTTGATAATGATTAATCTAGGTTGGAAAAACTTAGTTAATTTATTTATAGGTGAGAATAGTAAAAAGCGTCAAATGGGGGTCTTAATGGCTATTGGTTTGGCGCTTCTTTATAAATTTAATTTCATAACTACTGATTTATTTAATACATTATGGCCACTTTGTTTGTCATGGACTGGGTTGGCCTTTTATTTTAGATTGAATAAATTGGCTAAAATTGTAAAGAAATCTAAATAATGAATTTTGAAGATATAGGCGTATTAAAACCCACCCGTACTGTTGATTATCTTATTCATTGTTTGTTTACAGGTGTTTCCACACTTAATTATAATTATGGTGAAAAAATAAGACAAACAGAAGGTGAGAAGACTTTTTTACTAGAAGATCTTTCCCCAAACCCTGATGATAAATTTATACCCCAATATTCTACACTACATGGAGATGCTCAAAAGTTGGTGGATCGTGGGGGTATAATTGTTCATACACGATATGACGTAGAAGGCGTGAAAAGTTATATAGCTAAAGGTAATATTGGTGGGGAGATTCAAGAAACTGAAGCAGATACTTATGCTTTAGCTGTTTGTCGTTTTTATTTAATACGAGAACTTCATGGGGAACTAAATAGAGGGTCTGGTAAATTACTACACTTATCCCTTCAAGACTTAAAACAATTTAACAATTATGATACAAGAATAATTACAGATAAAAAAGATTTAAAACATAATACAAAAAATCAATATTTTTCAAATAGAGATTTACATTTTCAAAATTGTTATGCTTATTACTCTACTCGAGATATTGATGGTTTTGGGAATGTTTTACCTTCACTTAGTGGGCAGTATTCTTTTAAACAAAATAGTCGAGGGATAGATACTTTTTATGATGTCGAAGTAGCTCATACAAATGGTGAAATAAATTTAGAAGGTGATTTTACAATTTCTGCTTGGTGGAAAGGTACAGAACCGGGGAAATATTTTAATCAACTTGTTGGAGGCCCTGGAGGTGAAATAAATCTGATTTTTGCTGATACTTCAACTTTCATTACAATAAGGACTTTTGAAGGTATGAGTATGGATTCCTACTATTTTTTATTCGGCGATTCTTTAGATCCAGCTTTTTTCCATCATATACGGGTTACTAGAGATATGAGTGAAAATGGTTTATTAAATGTTTACCTTGATGGGACTGAGGCTCCTGCTTATGATACAAATAATATGCATTCTACAGGTCAATATATAATTCAAGATATAAGATTGGATGCCTTGCAAGGGGGATTAATTCATGATATCGCTGTTTTTGGTGATATCATAAGTGATGATTTAGTTCGAGATACTTTACGTAATCTCCCCTTATTATTTTCTCCAGGAAAAAATAATTTATTGCATTGGTGGAGATTTGGAAATAATGAAGGAGATGAATACCCAATAATAAGAGATGCTGCTAATCCTACAATAGGAAAAAATTTATTTAAACCCTATCAAGAAAGTTTTAGTTATGATACATTAAACCACTGGGAAATATTAGGTAATAATACTTATTCTATTGAAGACGGTGCTTTACATATTGATTATGTAGATAATGAATCAGGAGCTATATTATCATTGGGTAAAGATTATGATTTAACCGAAGATATTGAAATAGGAAAATATATTCAATTTGGTTTTGATGCTAAAATAACTGATGAAGATCACCCAGTGGAATTATATCTTTCAGGTAAAGATGTATATGATACTTCTAGACCTAATAATTTTGTTAGAATAACAAATGCAGATGAATATAAACGGTATAATTTATATGAATTTAAACGAAGTTCAGAATCGAACCCTACAGTATTTTTTAGGAATATGGAATCGGGGGTTAAAATTAAAAATTTATCTTGTCAAGTATTGGGGGGGAAACCGGCAATACTAACAAGTATGGATCCCTTTAATTATATTGTTCGTCAAAACCCTCTTGAGGAACAAATTTATTCACAACATTCTACTGCAATTTATAATGATGAAACAGTTCTCTTTAATTTTGGTATAAACCCTTACAAAGTAGGTGTCATTGCTGAAGAGGAGTTTACAATATCTTTTTGGTTCAAAGCTAAAGCAAATACATATTATTCTAATCTAATAAAGGATATGGGAGGAAGTAAAAATATTACTATTTATACCGCTGATACGAGTTATGCAGTATGGGTAGGTTCTTCTAATCTATATTCTTTACCTATCCCAACAGACACTTGGGTTAACATTTTAATTAATCGAGATTCAGCATCAGATGTTAGGGTATACATGGATGGGGTTGAAAGTGATTCTGGAGCTCAAAATATAGTATTTGATTTTGAATTTGGTTCTTTGGGAACCCAAAATAATTATTACTCTATTTCGGGTTTTAGTTTTTTTGATGAATATAAAACTTATTCGGATATTTTTGATGGTACTTTACCCATTAATTTATTAACTACTTCGGGTTTAATAAATTGGTTAACTTTTGATAAAAAAGAAATAATTCAAAAACATGATGGTATATATCTTATGGCTGATTTAGGGACTAATTACCATCTAGAGGCGGCATATAATCCACATTTTGATCCTGAAATTAATATAGTTTCGGGACCTTTTCCTTCTACGAATTATGGGATTATTGAACATAATTCCCCTTATTGGTATAATTTAATTAAAGAAGATGATCAAAAACGGTCAAGATATAATGAACATACTAATATAGAAATATCATCTAACCATCTTTTAACCGGTTTTAAAACAGAGGTTTTTGATACTAAAACAAAGACTACTCAATTTCCTTTTTTAGATATTAGAAGTCATTATTCTAATAAAATTTATATACCTTTTGTTACAGGTTGTGGTGGAGAGGGAGTGAAAGGTATTAGAGATAACTCATTTAGTTGGGAAACCTGGGTAAGGTTTAATGATTTAGAGGATAATGATTCAATTATAACTGTTGGAAACCCCGAATCTTATGGGGGTGGAGCTTCTTTATTTATCCATGAAATGAATACTGAATATTATATAAGTTTTCAATTAACTGATTCAGTAAATAATTTAACAGTTTTTAGGGATACAACTACTCCTATTTCTGTGGATGATTGGTATTATGTTAATATATCGCGAGTAGATACAGGAGTGATTATGTATATAGGGGATATTAATGGTCTATATGAAGCGGAAGGCTGGGGGTTTTCTCAAGGGGGAGAAGGTTTTTCTTCTGAATTAACTACTTCTAACCCTTTAACTTTAGGTAGTACTTATTCAGGGGGATTTAGAGGTAATGTAGGTTTTTCTGTTTTACGTTTATATGATAATGAAACAAGGAATGAGGTTAGTGCTCGGGTTATGCGTAATTTTATAAATGAATCAAATTATTTTTTTAAAGGTAAAGGTTTTAATAATGTTTGGACTTATTTAGACTATAATAATTGTGTTTGGGGAATAAAACAACAGGTGGTAGTAGCGGCTGGGGGTGATCCTCAATCCGTGCCTCCTGAAATCCCCAATAGTGGAGGAGATAATCAATTTCCAGATTAGGAGAAAAAGATGGCAAAACAGGAAATAATAACTTTTAATGTATCAGAGAATAGATTAGAATCACCCCAATCGGGGAGTTCTTATCTTTTTCCTGCAGATGTTTATATGTCTGAAGGAAAAGATTTTTTCTTTCAAGGTGTTTCTAAGTTAAATTTTGAAGATACTACTTGGCCCGTGATAAATTATGGTGCTGAAGTAGGAGACTATTGGAAATGTACTTCAGCCAATGGCGATGGTGCTTGGACTAAACATAAGGAATTTATCCGTAAACGAACTCGGGGCCTGTCAATGAATACAGTAACTTATATAGATTGGTATGGAGGGAATGGGACTACAGATTCAACGGCAATAAGAACTATTTGGAATCCTTCATATTCAGGAGAACTTCTAAAATTAAAATTAGGTTGTGAAGCAAGTTCTTCTGATACAAATGAATATTATCTTTATGATGCAGGAACTTTATTTGAATCGGGAATAATTACTTTATCTAGTCCGGGAGAAGGAACGATTAATTTTGATAGTGTTACTTTTGGGTTGGGAGCTTCAATACAACTAGGTTTTAGATCTACTACTTCTAGTGCAAATTCTTATTGGTTTATGGAATTAGTAGTCGCTTACAAGGATGAATTTTAATGTCTGAACCATCAATGAATAGATTGAAACGTACATTTGATAAAAATGAAGAATTTAAAGGTGATCCACCTGTAATAGAGAAGGTTTCACCCTTAGAAGCTTATTCTTTAAAGGAAAATGGAGAACGTAATAGGAGGATTTGTGGAGCACAAAGAAGGGGTGCTCCACAAGGTTGGTATTGTATGAGACCTGCTGGTTCAGGGACTACACATAAAGGTATGGGGCCTTGTAAATTTCATGATACTGAAATTACAAAATCGACTAATACTTCTCTTTGGTATATTTTAAATAAAGGGGCAGGTCTTCCAGCCGTATTAGGTGAGTATTTAGAGAATGCTGAAAATATACAAGAAGATCATTTAGTGAAAGTGGATGATGATATCAAAATTCTATATGCTTTACAGTCTTTTATATTGTCACGAGATCCACTTACAAATTTAGATATAGATTTAGTTTTAAAGGTTAGTGAAAAAATCTTTAAAGCTAAAGAATTGAAAAAGAAATTAGATAAAGAAGTTAAACTTGATACAAAGACAGTAAAAGAATTTGTTAATCAAATTTTCTCTTTAATAATTTCAAATGCAAGTCAAAATGTTGCGAAGCGTATAATGACTGATATCTTAGATAAAGTTGTTATACCTTTTAATACTGAAGGTAGAGTTAAGGGAAATGATTTCTCTGTCAACGCTGAATATGAAGAAGTAGTGGAACAGTTGGAACTAACAACAAAAAAGGAGAGTAAATAATGTTTGGTGGAGGATTAGTAATAAATACGTGGATTCGATTAGGATTGACTTTAAGTGTGGAGACACTTTGTAAACTTATTCGGGGGTTATGGAACTTATTTAAACGTAGGAAATATGATGGAGTAACACCTAAGAGGTTTAAAAAGATTGTAAAAGATAGAGATAATTTGACTATAATATTAGATGATCTTTTGAAAGAGATTAGGGGTAATCGAGCTTATGTTTATCTTTTCCATAATGGCCCTCAATATTATAATGGTGATCCTTATATTAAAATGAGTGCTATTGTAGAATCGGTTAGAAATGCTGCTCCTATTATACAATCTAAACAAAATTTACCCGTTGCTTTGTTCCCTAATATCTTAGAAGGTATGTTAGAGGAACATTTTATGACTATCAATTTTAATGAAGTACCAATTTACTATACAGAACGTTTATTTGCAAAATTACATGGTACTCATTATTGGGCTGCATACCCTATCATGAAACACGGTCGATATTATGGTATCGTTGCAGTAGATTGGACAAAGAGTGAAGTAATAGATACTGAGGCTAGGTTGAGAGAAGAATTGATAAAAACTGCAGTTCTTTTAACTCCCTCTATAGTAAAATAAGATGAGTAAAGCAATTCAAGGATCAATCTATTCAGAAGCTCATGAATGGATTGATGAGTTTAAACAAGAAGGTCCGGGTACATTATTTGAATGGAATAAACATCGTGTAGAAGAATTTAGAAGTGTCTCTGTTGAAACTCTCCTAATGGATGACTACTTTTTAGGTCTTAAGAATTCTATTTTTGAAGGTGTTGCTGAAGATATTATTAACCTTTTTGAGGAACGTAAAAAAAGAGATTTAAATCTTGCAATATTCTTAGAAGCGATCGGGTGTGTAACAGGTAATACTTGGGTATATACTTTTGAAGGACCTAAGAAAATTCAAGATGTTTGTAAAACAAATAGGGTCGGAGAGCATGCTTGGAGAGAAGAAATATCTATTTTAACTCCTACAGGATTTAAAAAAACCTCTCATTTTAAGAAGACGGGATTAGAAAAAACTAAAAAGGTTCAAACAAGATTTGGTTATGAAATTGAAGGTACTTTAGATCATCCATTAGAGGTGTTAGAAAAGGGTGAGATAAAAAGTAAACAAATGAAAGATCTTAATATAGGTGATTATGTCGCTATAGATATTTCAGAAAAACCTTTTGGGAAGAATACCGAATTAACTTCTGATTTAGGATATTTGATTGGGTATATTTTAGGTGATGGCCATATTAATAAATATGGGTTTGTAGCTACTACACAACCTAAAGATTTAGAGATTTTTGATAAATTAGAAATAATTCTAAAGAAGGAATTTGGTGATACTTATTTTATTAAAGAGAAAAAAGATGGGAACTTTACCTTACGAGCACGAGGAGAGAAATTACGAGAATTTTTGAGAAAGTATGATTTAATACATTTAACTCCTCAAAAAGTAGTACCTGAAATAATCTTTAAAAGTCCAAAAGAAGTAGTTAAAGCTTTTTTACAAGGATATTTCGATGCTGATGGGTCATTTAGTAAAAATAAATTTTCAATTTCTGCTAAAAATAAAGATTTACTAAAGGGTATTCAAGATCTATTACTTTTATTTGGTGTTATTAGTAGAATTGCTTTAAAAAATTGTTCTTATCAAGGAGGTAAAACTACTTGTTGGCGTCTCCAAGTTAGTGGGGAACTTCTACATATTTTTGGGAAAGAAGTTGGATTCAATTTAAAAAGAAAAAATGAAGCTTTAAATTTTTATTTAAGTAAGAACATAAAACATAATACTAATTATAGAATTCTACCTAATATACTTCCAATTACTAAAGAAATTGTAAAAGAAGCTGATAAAGTTAATTATCCAAGATATAAATTATTTAAGACCTATTTAAGTGGTAATCAAAATTTTAGTTATGATCGAAGTAAACTATTTTTAGAACATTATCAAAGTACTAAGAATAAGGAAGCATTAAATTCTCTTCAAGAAATTGTAGATTATTCGGAAAACTTGGTTTGGTTACCTATTGAAATTATTGAAGACTCAGAAAGTGTTTGTTATGATTTTACAATTCCCGAGACGGGAAATTTTCTCGCCAATGGGTTCGCTTCTAAGAATTCTGGAAAAACCTTTAAGGCATCAGTTATAACTTGGCTTTTATGGTATGAACTCTCAATGCATGAACACCCTCAAACCTTTTACAATTTAGCTCCGAATTCAATTATTGCTTTAATGGTCATGAGTAGGTCTCAAACTCAAGCAAAACGTATTACTTTTGGTGATGTTTGGTTAAGGTTTCAATCTCAATTTAATAAAGATTATTTTCCGGTAAATCCAAAGTTTTCTAATGAGATTAGGATTTCAAGGAATAATACTTGTGTTTATGCCGGAACTTCATCTGCTCTTTCTATTTTAGGTTATAATGTTTATGCCGCAACTATTGATGAGGCTAATTTCTTAGAAGTTATAGATGATTCTAAGAAAGCTATTGAAGAAGTATATGATGCGGCTGAAGAAATGTATAATGCAGTAATGAATCGTATGACTTCACGATTTATGAAAGGTGGAAAAATACCCGGTTTACTAACAATGATTTCTTCTCCTCGTTATCCCGAATCTTTTTTGGAAAGAAGGATTAGAAGAGCAAAAGCTGAAGGGGTTGAAAACTTAGGTATGTTTTGGCGAGCAAGAAGTCTTTGGGAAGCAAAAGGAAAAAAATTCTTTCCAAGTAATAAATATTTTGTTGTGGATACGAAGACAATGAAAATATTAAAAGAAAATGTAGATGGCTAGAATTTTCTTAGATATTGAGACTACGGGGTTTGATCCCAAAAAAGATGAGATTATTGAAATAGCGGCAATAAAAACTCGGGGAACTTATATTGAAGATGTTTTTCAAACTTTAGTTTGTCCTCGAAGGAGAAAAATACCTAAACTTATACAGGATTTAACGGGTATTTCTCAAGTAATGGTAGAAGGTTTTCCAACGATTGAAAGGATTAGGCCTCGATTATTGAGGTTTATTGGTAATTGTAAAATTATAAGTTATAATGCACCTTTTGAACAACGTTTTTTAAGTAAGGTTTCATCTCGAATTTTTAGTAAGGATCGATTTATTGATTATTTAAAAGAGTTAAAATATTTGGAACCTAATTTATCTTCTTATAAATTAGAAGATGTAGTAGGAAAGAAAGGGAATTTTCATAGGGCATTAAATGACGTTTTTTACTTATATCAAATTTCTTATAAGTATGGTATTCGATAAGGAGAAGAATATGAAATATCCTAATGCGTTTAAAAAAGCAGTTAATCATCTTCTAGAAAATGAAGGAGGTTATTCTAATGATCCTGATGATCCAGGAGGAGAAACGAATTTTGGAATTTGTAGGAGGCAATATCCTGATTTAGATATTAAAAATCTTACAAAGGAAAAAGCTGTTGAAATTTATTATGAAGATTATTGGAGTGCTCATGAAATTGATTTATACCCTAGAGGACTTCAAGAAATTATTTTTGATATGACCGTAAATTTTGGTTCAAGAGGGGGGGTTAAAGTAGTTCAAGAAGCGGCAAATAATAAAAACTCTCATCAAATTAAAGTGGACGGTTTGTTAGGGCCTGAAACTTTAAGGGCAGTGAAAAGTTTAGAGGTGGATCGAATTAAGGCTTTTCGTGTATTAAGGTTTGCTAAGATTTGTATTAGTAATCCTGATATGTATAAATATTGGTATGGTTGGTTTAGGAGGGCAACAAAATAATGTCAATTATTAAAGTACCTATGGAATTAAAAGAGAACTTTCTTCGAGATCCGGAGAATTTCATTAGGGATATTGCTGCAATTCCACTAGAAGCTCTCAGACCTTTCTTTAAGAGGAGAGATTTAATTGACCAAGTGGTTAACAAAAAATATATTAATCCTTTTGATGAGGAACATCTGGAATTTGATAGAGATTTTCAACGTCAAGATGGTGATACTTATAGGCGATTTATGCATATTGATTTAGGAATACGTCATGATGCAGTCGGGATTTCTATGTGCCATTGTCCTGAATTTGTTGCAAGAAAATCTGTTCAACGTCAACCCGATAATACTTACCAAGATATTACGATTTACGAACCTATTATTAAATTTGATTTTCTAGGTAGGATAAAAGTTAAAAAAGGTGAAGAAATTCTATTAAGTGAAATTCGGGATTTAATTTTTGAATTATCAAAAAGAGGTTTTTTTATTGCTTTAGTCACTTATGATCAATTTCAATCCACGGATAGTATACAACTTCTGAAACGAGAAGGGTACACAGTGGGGAGACTATCAATCGATAGAACCACGCATCGATTGATTATTGACCGTAATCATGAGGATAGAATTCGTAGAGAATCAACTGAAGGTAGAAAAATTGCTGCTATGCAAGCATTAAAGGATGCATTATATGAAGAACGCTTAATTATACCTTATCACCCTTATTGGAAGAAAGAAGCACTATCAGCAGAATATAATGAAAAGAAAATTAAGGTTGATCATCCACCTATGGGTTCTATTGACCTTTTACAAAGTATAGCGGGATCAATTTTTAACTTAATTAATAATGAATATAAATATGATGATCGTGAGGATGATAAAGAATATTCTGAAATTGAAGATAATTATTATACGGGTATTGAGGAAAATGACTTAAATTATGATGATACGGATGACAGTTTTTATGAAGATCATAAAAACGAAGGTGATCCACTAACACAAGGAGGAGTACAAGATGAGTGGTAAAATAAGAGATTTTCTTGAGAAAAGGTTTGGTTTAGTCCTTTTCAAGAAAAATGAATTAGAAACTAAACTAAATAGTGTTCGAGCTGAGGAAAGGAGTTGGCATGAGCAACCTCGAGAAGAGGTTCCTGAGACTCTAATTCCGTTCGCAGAAGACTATTCTTATTTATATGAGAGTGAAACTTTCCGTTCTTTAGAGAATGGTAAGAGTAAAAAGAAACGTAATTTTTTAGATAAAGTAATGGAGCATTTCACTGGAGGTTGGACTTCAAGAACTTCCTTATTGAAAGCTAATCGTCATATTGACGAAGACACTCTATTTTCTTTTCAGGATGCTGCTGCTATTAGGTATTATTCAGATCCTATTGCAAATAGTATTATTAGTAATTTAACTCATTTCACAATAGGTAAAGGAGTTAAACTGTTAATTGATAATGATGAAGTTTTGGAAGTAGTAAAAGATTTCAGAAAAAGTAATAAGATGACCCATAGGGAACATCAATTTGTTAAGATGGGTTATATTGAAGGTGAAAGTTTTATTGCTTTATATATTAATAAAGTTAAGGGTGATGTAAAAGTTAGGCGTTTACGACCTACAGAAATTGTAGATGTAGAAGTAAATCCTGGAGATATTGAAACTCATTTAACTTATCATCAACAATTTAAGACTGTGCCCGAAGGTACTTCTCAAAATATTGAACAAGATAGATGGTTAGCTAATTATGAATATTTTAAGAGAATAGAAGAAGAACCCGAAGATAGAGGGAATCGAAGTAAATTTCATAGTAAATTAAGAAATGACCTTTTAGTTCTCTTCTCGAAGTTTGGTACGGATGATGAAATACGAGGAAGAGTCCCTATGGCTCCCGTTTTGAAATACTTAAAGTATTATGAAGATTGGTTACTTGATAGGATCAGATTGAACCATGAACGTTCTAAAGTTGTTTGGATTAAGAGTATTATTGGAAGAACAGCTGAAGGTTTAACTCGACAAAGACGTTCACCAAGAGGTGGAACGATGTTAGTTGAGAATGATAATGTTAAATACCGTATTGAGAATGCTCGTTTAGATGCTAATGATGCAAAAGAAGATGGCTTAGCAATATTATATGCTATTGGTTCTGGGGTTGGTTTACCTATTCATATATTAAACCAACGCTCTGATCAAGAAGTATATGCAAGTATTAGAAAAGCTGATACTCCATTTTCTCAAATGATTATTGGTTTCCAAACTCATTGGTCAGAAACATTAGAACAGATTTATCGTGTTGCAATTAAAGCTAAAGTAGATGCGGGAATATTACCTAAAACAACTAAAGTTAAACGCTTCTTAAAAGAAGGTTTAGTAGATGTATTTCAATATATCAATAAGCAAATTGTTTCAGGTATACCTATTGAAAAGGTGGTTAAAGAGGGAAAAGAACTAATGGATAAATCTTCAGAAGAGATTGAAATTCCAACTGAAGATATACCTATTAGTATTGAATTCCCTGATATGGTTAAGGAAGATCCTCAAACTCAAGCTAGTGTTTTAGAGGCTCATCAACGTATGGGTATTGCTAGTTTAGCAACATTGGCTTCTAAAGCAGGTTATAATTGGCAAGAAGAATTAATGAAAATGAGTTTTGAGGAACCTGAGGAAGAACCTGAAGAAACACCCCCGGAACCAGAAGAGGAGGAATAGATGAAGTATGATCCAATTAATTCGTTTTTGGAAGATTCTCTTAAAGAACAAATAGGTGAAGAAGTTGAATGGGGAGTGATATTGATTAAACTATCTGATAGTGAAGAACCAATTTCTCTAAATTTATTTTCTTCTGATCCTCAAATAAGAGAAATGACTAAAGGCATATTAATAAGTTTATCTAGTTTATATTTTTAGGAGGTAAGATAATGGGAGTAAATTCGAGTAAATTTCCTAAATCTCGTAAAAGGGTAAATAAGAAAAAAAGCCCTACTACAAGGAAAAATGATATTAATGGTAAGACGCGTAACGGTAAAAAAGTTACGTCACCCAAGGCGCGATTAGGAAAATCTAATGGTAGATGGAAGGGCGGTACATCGAAATCATATCGTCGAGCCGTTGCTAATGCTAAAAAGAATGATGGTAAAGTAGTTCACCACAAAGACCATAATAAAAAGAACAATAAGAGGTCTAATTATAAATTGATGTCTAGGGGGGAACATAATAAAGCTCATCCAGAAAAGGGTGGGGACCATAGGAAAAAGAAGAGGAGAAAATAATGGATTATTGGGTAAGTGATTCAACTTCAATACCTGAATTTGAAAGTAGTATTGAAGTTGAATATATTTTGGTGGAGGACTAAATGATAGAGTATAGTCAAAAAGAAAAAGAATTAATTTTAAAAAGATTAAATGAAAAAATATTAAAATCATTAGAAGTTAATAAATATGGTAAAGGTACTCCACTTTGGATGGATTTAGAATTCATCTTGGACCAGTTTAATCAGGGAAATTATTATGGTACATTAGAACTTAAGATTCTTGGAACATCTTGTAATGACGTAAAAGAAAAAGAACGTACGCATAAACTTTTAGAGATTTATGGAGAAAATTTAGAATAGTCCTTGCGATGTTCCAAGAGAGTCTATTAAGTTACGATAGAAGATTATCTAACGAATGCATTAATAATCAATTAAGCTCGTAGTCTAATGATAGACAAACGAGCTTTTTCGTTATGAGGAGAAAATATGGAAAAAGATAAAAATTTAATTGAACAAGAAATTCACCTTGGGGAAGCTGGAGTTAAGGTTTTAGAAGGTAATGAGGATGATAAAGGTAAACGTTTAGAGGTTACTTTAATCTCTTCAGGTTGGTCTAAAAATGGGACTTATTATTCGAATGAAGTAGCAGAAAGTGTTGCTGATCAGGTTATGAGTTCTAGGAAATTATATTTAGATCATTCACATTTCTTATTTGGGGGTAGAAGTCTTAAAGAATGGGCTGCTACTGCCGTCAAAGGTTTTAAAGAAGACGGTAAAGCAAAAGCTATTATTGAAATGACTGATAACCCTGAAACTTCTTGGTTATATGAATTAGCTAAGAAGTTCCCTGAGGAAATAGGATTGTCCATTGACGCTCGCGGTATTTTAGAAGATGGTGAGGTAAATGGGCAAGAGGGCAAGATCGTCAAGGAGATAGTAAAGTTGAATTCAGTAGACTTTGTTACTCTCCCTGCAGCTGGTGGTAAGGTTGAAAGAATCGCCGCCTCTGAGGGATTTCAGGCGACGATTGAAGATCTTGCATCAACGGTGAGCGGTTTACGCTCCGTTCTTGAAAACGAAAAACAGAAGGAGACGACTGAAATGGATAAAGAAGTCAAAGTAACAAGAGAATCCATTATCCGTGATTATCCTGAAGTTATTGAATCTCTCAAAACAGAATTAAAAGAAGAGTTCGAAGCTGAAGGTAAAGTGGAAGAAATGGAAAATCAGGTTAGTGACCTTAAATCACAGTTGTCTGAAGCTGAGAATAAAGTTAAAGACTTAGAAGCTAAAGTTGATGAATTTCAACTAGTTGAAGCTGAAAGAGAAAAAAGAGATAAAGTTGCTGAGCTTTTGAAAGAAAGTTCATTAAGTGAATCTCAAATTTCTGAAGTCTTTGAAAAATCACTCTTAGTTTTAGAAGACGAAGAAGAGATTCGTCAGCATATTAAAGACCGAGAAGCCTTGGTTGAATCAATATCTGGACGAATAGATAATAATGGTGAGCGACAGGAAGAAGATCTTGAAGAAGGTGAAGAAGAAAACTCTGAAGAAGAGGAAGAAGAAATACCTAAATGGGATCCAGAAGCTTTCGCTAATAGTATGAAATACAACAGATAAGGAGAGGGTGAATTATGGCTGATTTAAAAGCAACAAATATCCTTCATTATGGAGATGGAGCCTTCGACCGTGTTGTTTTAGATAAGGGAACTGCTGGAGACGCTATTGAAGTCGGTGACTTCTTAATAATGGACACAGCAGGTGCAGTTTCTAAAATGACTGGAGTTACAGAAGACAGTGTTTTTGCTGGGGTTTGTGGAACCCTCTCAAAAGATGCTGATGGTCCACAAGAATTATTAGTATATACGAAATGTATTGCTGAAGTTCCTATGACCTCTGCAACTTATATACACGGTGCGGGGCTAAAATATAAAACGGACGGTACTCTAGAGGACGATGACGATGCTAATACTATTGTTTGGGCCTGGAGTAACGCAGTAGGTACAGTTACTTCAACAAAAGTATTGGTCGATGTACTTGCATTAAACAAATTATTCGAGCTTAACGCTTAATATAGGAGGAAAGAATAATGTTACAGAAAGATCAATTTAAAAGTCTAGTCGAATCTTGCCTCCAAGAATCTGGTAACGATACATTTAAAGCGAATCGTTTAGCCGGTGATCGAGTTGATGACCTTTTACAAGAAGGTAAAATCAACCCTGATCAAGTTTCTCTTAAGGCTTTGTTCGAAGGTACAGTTGATTTAGAAAGTCAAGGAATTGATAAAGATGATGCTGTAAGGGTTGCAGAGGGTATTAATAAATCTGCATTCCCAACTATTTCAACAAAACTGATCAATAAGAAAATTATCGATGCGTATAATTTAACAGAGGGTGAAGTTGCAAAACTTTATTCTACTATTGAAGCAACACGCACTGATGAGGAAAATATTGTTGGTTTTACTAATGGTGATTATGAACCTCAGTTGAGACCTGAAGGTTTAGCTTATGAAGAAACATCTTTCGGTGAGAAAGATTGGTCTATCAAAATGGCTGACTTTGGTCGTATGATTAGTCTTACTCGTGAGACAATCTTTGAGGATCGCACAGGCAGTGTAATGAATAAAGCTAAGAACATCGGTGAAGCAGCTGGTCAACATAAAGCTAAAATGGTTATTCAAACATTAGGAGTGGATTTAAGAACTGCTTTTAACGAAGCAACTTCAAAAGCAGCTGTTTATAAAGGAACAGCACTTGCTCAAGCTACTTTCTATAGTGATGATCACTCAAGCACTATTGATTCTGCTGGTACGAATGATAATAAATCAACTATTGCAATTAATTCTGCTGCTACAGCTATTACAGCTGTTAAATCTGCTTGGTTACAATTGCAGAAAATGGTTGATGAAGCTGGAAATAAGATCACTGTTGGTGGTCCTTATTTCTTAGTTGTTCCACCTGATATTTATGTTGATGTATGGAATGCTTTCAATACACCTTCATGGAATACAGGAGACACTGTTAATACACCTACTGGATCACCTCTTGGGTCTATGAGCCCTATTTCAGTGATTCAGAACCCATTTGTAGCTGCAAATGAATGGTTTTTCGGCCGTC